TTGCGAAGGTTGTCGTCTGCCCACATGACCTGGTGGCCAGCGACCTGCTCGGGCACCAGGATCGGTTTCTCGACGCTGGACAGCGCGCTGATCTCGCCCAGCTTGGAGAGCTGCATGTTCTTCAAGCGCTGCGCATCCTTGGCCAGGCGCACATGGCCCATGCAGCGCTCGACGTTGTCGACGAACCAGCGCTTGCCGTAGACCGGCACGATGGGAATCTCTTTGCCTGCGATGTAGCCGGCATCCTCCAGAATCTTGCCGCCCGACATGATGTACTTGTGGACGCGCCTGGACTTGATCTTGCGCTGCCTGACTTCCTGGCTGCCGATGGCTGCCAGCGTTTCTTCGAGCGCAGGGTCTGCATCGAAGTCGGCCTGGCGGTAGCGCTCCTCGGTGCCGTCGATGGCGCGGAAGATGCGCACGGTCTCGGTCACGTCCTCGACCTTGTAATACTCGGCCACATAGACCACGTCAGGCGTGCACCAGTCGAACTCGTACTGGTGGATGATCTTCGGCCAGTCGGTCGGATCGTCGCCCCACTCTTCCTTGTAGCTGGCGCGGGTCATCGAGGTGACCACGAAGGCAAAGCGCGCATCGGCCTTGTCCTGGCGCTTGGCGTTCAGGTCAAAGAAGACCGAGCTGTCGGCATCAAAGATCGGTTCGATGCGGATGCGCTGCTTCTCGTTGTCCTCGTCCTCTTCGTCCTCGTAGACCGTGCGCAGCCGCCAGGCACCAAAGCCACCGCCCACCGCCTCCTCAAAGGCGTTGTCGTAAGCCTCATCGGCCACCGAGTCTTGCTCGTCGGCACGGTACAGGCCATCGCAGGTCTCGGCCAGCTTGTCGTTCTCGCTGCCGTCCTTGCTGACGTAGTCGACCGTGATGCGGTTGTTTCGGTACTCGTTGATGATGCGAATTACGGCCAGGTGGACCTTGTTCACCTCGAACCTGGGTTTGTTCTCATAGACATCCCACAGTGGGCCTTCCCACTGGCTGCCGGCCAGGCTGTAGAAGCGCCGGTCCTGCAGGCACTGCAAGCGCTCGTCGCGCAGAGCAGTCTGGATGTCGTTGAACTGCGTCAGCGCATCACTGTGGAGATTGTTCAGATACTGCTCTTTTGACATGCGTGCCATATATCGCCCCTATTTGCAAGTATTTTCTACCATTTACTGGTCACGGGCAATGGTTTGAAGTCCACTTGCCTGCTGACCACCGCGGCACGCCTGACGCCTTCGCATGCGTAGCGCAGTGCGTCAATGACGTGGTTTTGCTTGTCCTGCAGCACCGGCAGCACCTTGCCGGTCAGCGGGTCCGTCTTGTAGCTGTAGAACGTCAGCTCGTCGATAGTGTGCGTGCAGCGTGGATGGACCACGATGTCGTAGGACTTCAGCCACTCGACGCCCTCGACCACCGAGTCCTTTCCTTTGACGGCCGGCATGATCTTTGGGAACCCGTTCTTGCGCATGTGGCTGATGGTCTCGGGCCTGGAGCTGTCGGCCACCATTGGCCACTTCTCGGCCTCCGGCACGGTCATGAACAGCTCTGGCGTGTTCATGATCTCGCAGCCCACCATGTAGGCCTCGTGATCGATGTACAGCGTGCGGCCGACAATGTGGCAGCGCACCAGCACGGTCGGGTCGGTGGCAAAGCCCCAGTCAGCGCCGAGCCGGTGGATGGCGTCCTTCGGTGCCTCGAACTCCTCGATGCGCCAGTTGCGAAAGACACGCGAGCTGCTGTTCTGCAAGTAGCCGCCACGCCAGACGTGAGCGTACTTGTCCGGGTCGCGCGCTTTGTCGTACTCCATTTCGGAGCGCAGCACGTCCGGGAACCAGGGGTTGTCGTCGAAGTTGACCTCCAGAACCACCGAGTCCGGTGGTGGCTTGTCGCCACGCAGGAGCTGGTCGACCGGGTCGCTGGACTGGCTCGGATTCCAGGTGAACCACAGCTCGGAGCCTGGCTTGCGGATGGTTGGCCGCAGCAGGTCCAGGCTGCGCTGGGACAGGCTCTGAGCCTCCTCACACCAGGCACGGTCGTAGCCCTCCAGCGACTTGATCGAGTCGGCCGTATGGTTCTGCATGCCCTGGAAGATGATCAGGCCATCGCCGCGCTTGGACTTGATGACGGCCTCCTGGACCTCGAAGTAAGCACCAGCGTTCATGGCCTCGATCTTCAGCTCAAGCAGGCGCTTGACCGACTGCGCCAGGGACTTCTGGACCTCACGCACGCAGACCGACCGGCTGGTCTGGTCCATGATGTGCGCCTCGATCAGCATCTCGGCAAAGGTGTGCGACTTGCCGGAGCCGCGGCCGCCGTAGGCTGCCTTGTAGCGCGCCGGCTCAAGCAGCGGCAGCGCCCATTGTGGGGTCTCGATGCGCAGGGTCGTCACTTGCCAATCACCACGCGCTCGATCTTGCGGAACTCGATGGGAGCGCCATCAGCACCAGTGATCTCGTGCTGCTGCACTTCCTTCCAGCGCATCTGGGTCTTGGACCACCAGATGGCCGCCGTGGTGTCGCCTGCCATGACCTTCTGAAATAGGGTTTTCCCTACCTGCCCGTTGGCCTTGGCCTTGCCCGAGATCAGTTCCTGGGCAAAGTGCTTGCGCAGGGTGTCGGTGTCGATGCCGTCGCGCACCAGGACTGCAATCTGCTCGATGGGCAGGCCGTAGCCGGACAGGGCTTCGACCTGTTTGCGCTCGGGATCGGTCGGCTCAAAAGGCTTGCGCCCAGCCCCAGGACGAGCGCCGCCGTTCGGGCCGCGCTTTTTTGTGACCGAATTTTCAGTTTCAGCTTTCTGCTTTTTCGTTGCCATTTTTAACCTCCGCGAAAGGCTTTCCAGTTTCTGCGTGTGTTGCCTGATTGCCGGTGAACTCCTGCCAGCGCTTGACGATGACGTCACAGTAGCGTGGGTCCAGTTCCATGATCATGGCCGTGCGGCCGTTCTTCTCGGCAGCGATCAGGGTCGTGCCCGAGCCTCCAAACGAGTCGAGCACGATATCGCCGCCCTTTGTGTTGTTCAGCAGTTGGTACTCGAAAAGCGCCACCGGCTTCATGGTCGGATGTTCACCGTTGCGCGCTGGCTTGTCGAACTCCAGGATGGTCGTCTGTTTGCGGTCTGCTGCCCAGAGGTGGCCAGCGCCGTCCTTCCAGCCGTATAGGCATGGCTCGTGTTTCCACTGGTAGTCCTGTCGGCCGAGCACCATGCTGGACTTCTTCCAGATCAAGCACTGCCGCACGGTCCAACCAGCGTCCTTGGCTGCGCCACGGAAGTTGTAACCTTCGCTGTCCGCGTGCCAGATGTAGAAGACCGCGCCAGGTTTCATGACCGTGTCGGCCGCCGTATAGGCGTCGCGCAGGAACTGCCGAAACTGGTCGTCGCCCATCGAGTCGTTCTTGATGGTCAGCTTCTCCTTCGTGCCGCCCTCGTAGGCCACGTTGTAAGGCGGGTCGGTCAGCCACATGTCCACCAGGCTGCCCTGGGTCAGCTTGGCCAAGTCGTCGACGCTGGTCGAGTCGCCGCACAGCAGCCGGTGCTTGCCCATGACCCAGACGTCACCAGGCACGGTGACCGGGTTTTCCTGCACAGCCGGTGCATCGTCCGGGTCAGTCAGCCCTTCGGTTACTTCGACCGGCATCAGGGCTTTGATTTCCTCGTCGGAAAAGCCTGTCAGTTCGACGTCAAAGCCCAGGCCATCGAGTTCGGCCAACTCCAGCGCCAGCAACTCGTTGTCCCAGCCAGCGTTCAGCGCCAGCTTGTTGTCCGCGATGACGTAGGCGCGCTTCTGTGCCTCGCTCCAGCCCTTGGCCACCATGACCGAAACTTCGGCCATGCCAAGCTTCCTGGCCGCCATGACGCGGCCGTGTCCGGCAATGATGCCTGCTTCCTCGTCCACCAGGATGGCCGATGTAAAGCCCCACTCTTTGATGCTGGCCGCCAGTTGAGCGATCTGGTCCTCGGAGTGCGTGCGCGAGTTCTTGGCGTAGGGCACCAGCTTCTCGATGGGCCACTGCTCGACCTTGTCGGCTGGATTTACTTTGTGGGACTTTGTGGTCATGCTGCATTTTCCTCTTTTTCCAGCCGGTTGGCCACCAGGGTGGCGTAGCCTGCGATGTCGACCCAGTTGTCGGCGTAGTTCGGATCACCGTTCAGGATGCGCGCGATCTTGTGCTGGATCATCTCCAAGGCCTCGCGCTGGTCGGCCTGGAGGCCATCCCAGCCGCTGCGCTCGTGCATGGCAGCTTTGAGGTCTTGGCTGATCCTGGCATGGCCCTGGAAGCTGCCATACCGACCTTCCCGGCCGGCCAGCATCTCGTTCACGTTCGTCTGTGTCATGGTTTCTCGCTCATGTTCGGAGTTACAAGATCATGCCACTTCCGATGGCATGTGCGGCAGAGATACGCAACGGGCCAGCGGTTGGCCTCGTCGCCGAATAAATACTGTGGTGCCCAGTGGTGCAATTCACCTTCATTTGCATCGCACACTTCGCATTTAATCTGGATTTGTTTTTTCTCGATATATTCTGCGGTTTTTGTTTTGACATATTTCAACGGTCCATTTTCTTTTGCATATTCTTGCGCGATTATTTTCTTCACATATTTTGCGAATACTTCACCGCATGCATCGCAGTAGATCGGATAGACAGTCGCTCCTGATGCGATGTTGGTGATGCCGATCTTGAGCTGGTCTGATCCGCATGTCTTGCACTTATCCACAGGTTGCTCCTTCCAGGTCAAAAAATCGCACATCGTGGCTGGGACAATGGGACACACCCTAAAGGTGTGTGTCCTGTCCTGTCCCAGGCTGCCTCGCCTTGTCCTCGGGACATTTGTCCCAGTTTGTCCTGTCTTGTCCCATTTGTCCCACCCTACTTTTCAGTCCTTCGGACCATCAGCGTTGCTGCCGTTGCGTTGTCGCAGACAACCCAGCCATGCTCGTGGGCAACAATAATCTGAGCGTTCAGCAGGTTATAAATCAGCCGTCCCTTTTTGCTTTCCTGAGCGTAGGTTTTCGCTGTCGATTCTGTCAGTCCTTCATTTGTCGTCAGATATTGAAGCAGTGCGCTGCGCGACAGATAAGGCATTTTGTCTCGGTCTTCAGCGCCAGCATGCCACCAGGCATTTGTAAATTTACGAATATCTTTTTGAATCTCAGATTCTTTTTTAGGTTTTTGCTCAGGCGCATTTTCTTCAATCACAAATACTGCGCCTTTTATTTCCTCGCCATCCTCATCAATCCAGCCCAGCGGCACCGTCTCCAGCTTGCCGAAGAACGGATTCGGAGGCTCTGCGTCCTTCATCTTTGTGCAGGAAATCTCGATGCTGTTGTCGTTCTTGGAGACCAGGATCGATGCGTCCAGCGAGGCCTTCCAGGCGCTGGAACCGCGTGCGCGCTGCTTGGACTCTGCTGCATGACCAGTGTGGTGATTGAGGCACACGCTGGCGCTCAGTGCTCGGGCCACAATGTTGCAGGCGTTGAGCATGTTGCGGGTGTCCTTGGCGCTGTTCTCATCCCCACTCATGTGGTTGTTGACCGTGTCGATGAAGATCGCCACCGCATCGTCCTGGGTGATCTCTCGTACTGCGTTGATGATCTGAGCTGCAGCGGCAGGGCTGTCAATGTCGATGGCCTTGTTCGAGATCAGTAGGTTGTCCAGATTCTGGACCCCCTTGGCCTTGCACCAGGCTGTGACGCGCTGGCGCAGGCCGTAGTTGCCCTCGCCGGCCATGTAGACCACCAGGCCTGCCTTGGTCTTGTGGCCATGCCATTGCAGTCCGGCAGCAATGTGGCAGGCCATGTCCAGGGTGATGAATGTCTTGCCGGAGCCTGACTCTCCGTAGACCATGCTCACGCCGCTGTCTGGAACCCAGCCTTTGATGATCCAGCGCAGCGGAGCAGGCTGGCCAAGGTAGGACGTTGCCCTGGTGAAGTAGTATTCCTGCACCTGCGCCCTGGTGGCCTCCAGGATTGCCTCGGCTGCATCGCTGCCCAAGCTGGTGGCCGCAGCCACGTCTGACTCAGGCTCATACCGGCAGACCGATCTGACGATCTGGGACAGCTCAGACGATGGCAGTGGAATCTCGCAGCGGGTCTCGTTGGCAATGGCCAGCGCTGCCATGATCTCTGCCTCGGTCATGCCGTAGCGTCGCATGGCACCGCCCAGGGCTGTCAGACCGTTGTTCCGGCTGCCTTGGATCAGACCGCCGCCAGTGGTGACCGCCTGGCGTGTCTCAGGCTTGCGCATTGCCCTGTATGACTGCAGCCACTGCTCTGGGATCGTGAATGGTGCCACGCCATCGAACGGATCGGATGACGCCTCCCACTGGTAGCTGCGGCCTTCAATCGTCGACGGAAAAGCTACAAAGTACCGGCCATCGGCCAGCAGGTCCACACCTTCGGCCAGCTTGCAGGATCGAATCTCTGGGTTGTAAACGCCGATGTGGTGCTCACCACCTCCTGCTGTCATCTGCATGGCACCGTCTGGCACTTTGCCATTGGACTCCAGCCAGCTCGACCAGGACGAGTCGCCACCATTCCTGGGGTCCACGTCAAACACCACGATGCCGGAGCGCTCGCCGGCCGCAATGCCGATGTTGAAGTCTGGGTTCTGCGCCCACCATCTGGCGATCTGCTCCGGGTCTGTCGTGGCGTCTTTGACCCCATGCTGAGTGGCAGGCACCTTGCCATTGGGAACCACTGGGATGACATGCCAGCCCCAGGATGCATAGGTCAGTGCTGCTTCAGCTTTGGTTGTCATTGCGGTCTGCTTTCAGTGCTCCTTGTGTCTTGACCTCCAGCTCGTACTGGCGCGCCATCGGCGGGGTTTCGCCCCAGGTGTAGATCACCTGCGGCCAGATGCCAAGTGCGTCGGCCAGCTTCTTGATGCTGCCATAGTGGTCGATTGCGTCCTGAGTCTTCATTTTGGTCTTTCACAATAAATTTTCATGGGGTGTTGACATCTTAGCCGGAAATCGAGTACAGTGCAAGCACACCTCGAACTGATTCCCAGACGGAGGTGCAAAAAAGGAGAGCCAACATGGCAATCAACGTGAAGACCACCGGCAGCCTGGCTGCAAATGGTGTGAAAGTCCTGGTCTACGGCCAGGCCGGTGCAGGCAAGACCTCACTGATCAAGACCCTGCCGCAGCCAATCGTGCTGTCTGCTGAAGGAGGCCTGCTGTCCATCCAGGACGCCGACCTGCCCTTCATCGAGATCAGCGACATGGAGACGCTGCGGGAGGCCTACACCTGGCTGACGCAGGCAGATGAGGCCAAGGGGTTCCAGTCGGTCGCGCTCGACTCCATCAGCGAGATCGCTGAGGTGGTGCTTAATGCCGAAAAGAAGGCGACCAAAGACCCGCGCCAGGCCTACGGTGCGATGCAAGAGCAGATGGCCGACATCATCCGCGCATTCCGCGATCTGCCTGGCCGGCACGTCTACATGAGCGCCAAGCTGGAGAAGACTCAGGACGAGATGGGCCGCGTGCTTTATGCGCCATCGATGCCTGGCAACAAGACCGGCCAGGCACTGCCCTACTTCTTCGACGAGGTGCTGGCGCTGCGTGTTGAGAAGGACAGCGAGAACAACACCCAGCGCGCCCTGATGTGCGACTCGGACGGGCTTTGGCTGGCCAAGGACCGCAGCGGGAAGCTGGACGCCTGGGAAGCACCAGACCTCGGAGCAGTCATCGCCAAGATCGGAGGCAAGTGATGAACATCCGCGAAATGCTCAAGACCGAAGGCTTTATCAAAACCGTCACAGACGTGGAGCAGTTGGCCCAGATGTGGCTCTACGCCAAGGACACGGAGACCACTGCCACGTCCGACCGCCGTGCGATTGAAGACCAGATCAGGAAGATCGCCAGCATCCGCGACGATGTGGAAGGCACAGAGAACCTGGCGCTCGAAGGTTTCAAGGTCAAGGTGGTCAGCCGCATCGACCGCAAGGTAGACGCTGACAAGGTGCAGGAGCTGGCCGCCGAGCACGGTCTGACCGATCACCTGAGCACGCTGTTCCGGTGGAAGCCGGAGATCAACATGGCCATTTGGAAGGCAGCAGACGAGGCCATCACCAAGCCGCTGGCAGCAGCAATCACGGCCAAGCCTGGCCGCCCTTCTTTCACCATTGAACCCATCAAAACCAAGGAGTAATCATCATGGCTTTTCTCGGACAAACCTTTGCAGCTTCTGACATGCCCCAGGGCAACAACAACTACGAGCCGCTGCCGGCTGGCTGGTACACGGCCAACATCACGCAGGCCGAGCTGAAGACCACCGCCGCAGGCGATGGCCAGTACATCAAGCTGCGCTACGACATCACCGGGCCAAGCCACCAAGGCCGCGTGGTGTTCGGCAATCTCAACATCAAGAATGCCAGCGCCAAGGCCGAGGAGATCGGCCGCCAGCAGCTTGGCGAGATCATGCGCGCCATCGGCCTGGCCAAGGTCCAGGACACCGACCAGCTCATCGGTGCCAGCATCCAGGTCAAGCTGGAGGTGCGCCCTGCGCGCACTGACGAGAAGACCGGAAAGACCTACGAGGCCAGCAACGATGTGAAGGGGTTCAAGGCCGTCAATGGTGGCGGAGCGCCCAGCTTTGCTGCGCCAGCTCCTGCCGCATCAGCTCCTGCAGCTCCTGCAGCGCCGGCCAAGGCCGCGCCGCCCTGGCAGAAGAAGTGATGGAAAAAAGCCCAGGCCAGCGCGAGCTGGTCCTGGGCATTGGCAACCACTAGAAGGAGACGGGCACCATGAAGATACCCGAGGCAAATCCTAGCATCCAGGGGCTGCGCGACAAG